TGAGCTGCTTTAGCTCCTCTGTGTTGCTCTCGATCTGAGTATTATTTGTCTTGATTGAAATTATTTCGTCATTGATTCCCTTGACAAACCCTGTCCATGTGCGGCACTGAACAAGGAGATCTGATAGTTCTCGATTCTTAGTAGATATCGTAGAGGAAATATTCGCGATCTCGGCAAGTCTTGAATTGATACCATCCAATTCTTCCACGATTTTCTGCTTACCTTGTTCGATCTCAGAAATCTGACTATTGCCTTTTTCAAGGATCTCGTCCTTGTGCTCATGTGCAATTCCTTGACGACAAGTTGGGCAACTATGACTCGTTGAGAAGAATTCGATCTCTTTCCGTATTTTGTCAAGTTTGTTATCAACCTGTCTTGATATCGTGCTGATTTTATCCAACCTGGAACTGACTTTTTCTTGATCACCAATACTGCTCGACAGTACTTCGATTTGGTTCTGAAGCTCATTGGCCTGCGTGGTTGCCGCATCTATCTTCTCCTGAAACCCCAATGCTTGTTGTTCTTTCTGCTTGATCAGATCGTCATTGTTCTTTTTGAGAGAATCAATGTGCTTCTTATATAACTCAATCTTTTCTGCAGATGATTTGATGTTATAGTCAACCTCGTACAACGAAGTTCTATTAATAGTTACCTTGTCCTTCAACAGGGTGTTCATTGTCGAGAAGATCTGAATGTCTAACAAATCCTCAATGATCTCTCTGCGATGCGATGCGGGGAGTTGCATGAACGGTGTGAATGAAGCACTACCGAGAATAACAATCTGCTGAAAGGATTTGAAGTTTAGCTTTAGAATAGAGCTCTCGAGAAACTCCTGATACTCTTTTGACTCGGAATTCTGGTTGACGATATTGCCATCCTGGAAGATCTCAAAGACAGATGGCTTCTGTCCTCTTCTGATCATGTAGCTACGATGACCAATCTTGAACTCTAGCTCAACAAGCATACCCTTTCTATTGATCGAGTTTACTAGCTGAGGTTTATTGATCTTGCGAAATGGCTTCCCAAACAATCCAAAGCAAACTGCGTCAAGGATGGTGCTCTTACCAGCTCCATTATCCCCAACAATAAGTGTAGATTTTGATCTGATAAAATCAATCTCGGTCCACACATCACCAGTAGATAGAAGATTCTTCCACCTAGCCTTCTGAAATAAAATCATACTATACTGCTTCTAAATTAATTGCTTCGCTATACAATTCCCGTAGTAACATATCAAGTCGTTTTTTATCAGCATTAGTATCCATCTGCTCACAGAACTTTGAAAGTAGTGTCATGGTATCCTCTGCACTATCCAATATGTCGTCATTGTCTTCTAGGTCCATGTTGAGATGATCATCCACAACCTGAAGATCAGCAGGACCAACTTTCTCAAGCCTATCAACTAGCTGATCAAAGTTTATTTGATTGTTCTTGGTCTGAACAATGATCTTGACAAAGCAATCTTTGAGATGGCTGTAATCAACGAACTCATAATCGTCATTGAAGAATATCTTGAAGAACATCCGATTCGGGTTCTCAATAAATTCTAGTTCCCTCGTATCTGTGTTGAATATGTGAAATCCTCGAGGATCTTGATAATCAGCCCAGGTAAGCTCATAAGGATTACCGAGATAGTGTATGTTCCCACTGCTTGAACGATGATGAAAGTGACCAGTGCAAACAAGGTCAAATTTACTGAATAGCTTTGAATCAAATCCATGATCATTTACATGCCCCTTATACATTTGGAAACCTGCGAGCTCGAGATGTCCTAAACACACCTCTGCTCTTGTATTGTTAATTGCAGACATAGACTGCTCATAGTTGTCTGAGCATATCCACGGTAGCATTAGTATGTCTGTACCGTCATACGAAACCTCTGTGGGTCTATCGTAAGCGGTAATGTTGGTGTATTCCTGGAGGAGTAGATTGGGTGAGTTGATGTCGTTGGTATTTTTGTAGAAGACATCGTGATTGCCAACTATGACATCCAGCTTGATTCCGTGCTCAACTAGCGGATCAAAGAAGTATCTACGACAATTACGAAGTGTGAGATAGTTGATGTACTTGCGCCTGTCAAACATATCTCCAAGGTGGATTACATTCTTTATACCGCGTTGCTCAAGGGTTGGAAAGAATGTCTCCGTATAGAATTTATCAAACTGCTTATCAAAAGCAGCATGGTCACCCCTGGCCCCATAATGGGTATCTGTCAAAAAACCAACCAGCATATCAATCCTCAATAAAGTTTTCGATACCGACCTTCTGTGCTGGTTTGCGTTTCTTTTCTAGCCCCAATTCAAATGCTTTAACAAAGTCATCCATCTTTCCAGTATCCATCATTGTGTTTACAGGTGCATTGCCAAAATCATCACCATCCTGAATGTCATATAACTCATCCGAGATTGCCGACTGTCTGAATACCTGGTGCTTAATGTAGAGATGTTTCTTTTCTTTCTGAATCCGTCTTAGGAAAGCAAAGTAAATGATCTGTGTGAAGTATGCAAAGGGATTGGTTGATTTGTCGGGATCAAAGTTATCAATATACATGATGCAGTTTTCAACCCCATCCGATATCATCTCATCCTTATAGGAGTAATTGATAAAGTTAGGCTTCGTTGCTAATCTATTAGCAATTAATAAGATACACTTACCGATGTAATTTGGTATGATCGGCTTCGGCGCACCAGCAGCCTCTGCTTCTTTTATACTATTACGATACTCTCTGATCGCTTCATAAAATGTCTTGTTGTCAATGTAGTGATCAGCCATGGTTTAGTGTATATTACCGTTGTTGTTAAATTTGTTAAGAAAATCAGCCATAAGATCTGATTGCGTCATTTGATCCTGAAGGCCCGAGGCCATCTCTGCTTCTGCAACAGATTCCAGCTCATAATCGATGTTATCATCAACGTAACTGAGATGGTTTAGAACAACGCTCTCGTAATACAAAATCATCGATTTCCTCGCATCAAGCATATTAATAATATCTGCTTTTTTGAAGGACATGGCCCGCTGTTCGGCAAAGGGCATATACCTCAAAAGTCCTATTATAGGTCTTCCTGACTTAGGAGACAACAGATATTGTATTGTAAATGGCTGCTCTAATACGACTTCTTCAACAGACTCATGAACTAATGTGCCAATAATCTCATGATCATTAACTAGCTTTAGTATCTTTATCATTTTTGTCCTTTGAGTGGTATTTGGTAAATCTTGTACTCGAACTTCTCTTCATTATATATTTTTATTCGCTCAACAAAATGATTTAATGTATGATTCCTTCTCTGCTTCCATTGCAGATCATCAGCTACATCGTAAAGGCAGGCTTTCTCCTTTCTGTCGCCAAGTCTGAGCGCCCTTCCAATGGACTGGAGGTTTCGGATCCTTGACTTTGAAGGTGAAGCGAAAACGACATTGTGCAGGTTTGTAATATTGACGCCAGTAGAAAAGGTACCATAAGAAGCAACAATAATCGAACCAGTTTCCACTTCCACAGCTCTTCTAATATCATCTCTAGTCTGACCATCAATCTCACCAGAAACGAAGTAGACTTTTCGATCGCTTGCTTTACTTTTAATTTCATCATATATTGCTTTACCATGTTTATCGACATACTGATATAGGATCAAAGAGTTACCAGTCAATGATAACGCCAGATTGCATAAGAACTTATTTCGTGGTGGATGATTGACTAGAAAATCCATCTCATCCTGGTATGTAGCTTTTTTCAAAAGCTGACGTGTTTCATCATCGTAGTTCAAAACAATAGACTTGATCTTGAATTCTGACAGAAACTTCTGCTCGATAAGTTCTGATGTTGTTGTGACTTTCTTAACCGTACCAAACAACCCCTCCAACACCAGCTTGTGGGTTTGCGAACCATCAAGAGTTCCGGTGAACCCGAACCGATACTTGCAGTTCGAAAGGTTCTGCATAATAGAAGTAAGAGACTTTGCTTTGAATAAGTGGGCTTCATCTCCGATTACACAATCAAACTGTTGGAACCATTTCTTAGGAAGAGTATGAATAGACTGCCATGTGGATATGAATATTTGTTTATCCTCTTCCTTCTCCTGACCGGAAAAGATCATATGACAGTTTGACTTCGAATCGAAACCATACTCCTCAAAATCAGAATACATCTGATGAACGAGCGATGTTGTCGGAACAATCAATAAGGTCTTAAGGTTGTAGTATCTGCAGATGAGGTAGATAATCAAAGACTTGCCGGATGCAGTTGGAGAGAGAAGAAGCGATCTCCTCTTCGTTATTGCGTGCTGGAATGCAGCAAGTTGATAGTCCCTTGGCTGCTTTGTTAAACCTAAAGATTTGATGAACCCACTAACATCACTACCATCTTCATCAGAAAAGTCAGAAAGCAGCTCTACATCATAGTTATTCTGTTTAGCAAAATCTCTAACATAGTCTATCAAACCCGCATAGATGTGATGGGTTCCAGAGTTGAATAGTTTTATCTTTCCATCCCATTTCTTATTCTTTACAGACGGAATGAACCTTGCCCCAGGAACTTCAAATGTAAAGTAATCACTCAGCTCACGAGCAATATCGTCCCCGCAGTGAACTTTAATATAGGTTTGATTGAATCGTTCGATTTGAATCATAAACCCATTTTAAACCGTTCCCAGTCTATGCAATTTTTAATAAGATACCCACGATTATTCATAGTTTTAATTATGTTCTCAAGTATACCAATCTTATCTTCTGTAGATTGAATCTTGGTTTT